TATGTCGGCTTGCTTGCGTCAAACTCTCTAAATACCAGTCGGGCCATTGCTAAACTCCATATTTTGTTTGCCATAACCATACACAAAGAAAAAGGGCGGCACAATCGCACCGCCCTGACACAAGTCAATCTGGGACATGAGAATAGTATCTTCTATTCTTTATTCCATATATGGCTGCCCTAGTCACATCATATTCAACGGCGAGAGTCGGTCCGTCCCTTTTGTCTTTACGGATTTCTCTCACCTGATCGTCAGTGAACAGCCTCCTCTTGCGCTCTTGAATATAGTCACCTTTTTGAACTGGAATATGCTTGTATGTGTCCCTTCTTCTGATAGCAGTTATGTTGCTTATTGTCATCCCATAGTCTTTAGCAATTTCAGCGGCCTTCCTATTATCTTGGCGAATTGCTATTACATCTTCATCAGACAGCAACTTCCTTGAACGACTACTTTGACCATTGGATACTTCATTCAAAAAATTATCATAGGTGTTCTCGGAGGGGGTCGCCCACCTGAGGTTAGATATTCTGTTATTCTTTTTATTTCCATCTTTGTGTGCAACTTCATGTCTTTCGCTCGGCGGGTCGCCCCAGAATGCTTGACATACGATTCTATGGACCAAACAGTATTGCTTTGAAATCCCATTAGACAAGTTGACAGCATCATAACCAGAAGAATGATTTGACTTTTTTACTATCCTGCCAGGATAAGTTCCTTTTCCTCTTGCCGTCCTTTTGATGCGACCAAAGTTGCTGACAGCGTAGAAACTTTCAAATCCTACTACGGGCTTCCAGACTTCCATAAAAATAGCCTCCGATTGTTTGCAACCGGAGGCTATCATTTTTATTGTAGCAAAGTCAAGTGACTTTTGTCGCTACGCTACGATTGTGTCAAAAAAGTAGCCCATGTCAGCAGACACCAACTTCATGTCGTAGGCAGCTTGGCCTTCAACACGAGTGCTCTCAAGATGCTCCATACGGAAACGCTTCGTGGCGATGCCGAAAGCGTTCGTCTGGCCCATGAAGCCGCTCCATGAGAAGGTGTAGCCGCCCGTCGGCGTCATCAGGCCCGGAGCCGGTGCTGCGTAGGTGAGCAGCGCCTTCTTGCCGCCGATGAACGAGTGCGAGTTGGTTGCGCCCTGAGCAGCGGTGTTCTCGATTGCGCGAGAAACAACGATGCGGTCAAGGCCGAACAGAGCAGCAAGCGTGCGCTCGTTGACCATCGCCGGCGACTCCGTGGTGGAGGTCGCGTACTTCACACGGTCAACGATGTCCGGGTGGTCCACAAGAGCGTCCATAACCTTCTGGCCAACAACCAGAGTGTTCGGCATGAAGCCGGTGCTCTCAAGGATGGTGGACTTCGCGTCACGGATGTCACCAATCGGATCGCCCGACGTGCCGTCCGACCACTGGATCGTCTCGTTCGCGCTAGGCGAAGACGCAACACCGTCGTAGTCGTTGGTCCAGACACCGCCCGAGAAGAAGGACGTAACCCAATCCTTCTCACGCTTGATGAGCATCTTGTGCATCACCAGTTCAGCAGCCGCACGCTCAACGTCAACGGCAGCGTCCGCGTTGGCGCGAACCTGGTCCGGTACGTCCTGATGGAACGCATAGACGTTGGCGAAGTAGGTCGGCGTGTTGTCCAGTTCGTAACCAGCGCCAGCCGATTCAGTGCCCGGAGCACGCTTCTGTGCTTCGTCGCGGTTGAACGAACCACGGTCAAAGATGAAGTAGCGGTCCGACTGCTTCGACACCGGCACGTTCGGGAAGACCCGACCGGCCACAAAGTTGTTGGCGTTCTGAAGGAACGCAACCGAGATGTTGGTCAGCGCACTGTCAACGTGGACCGCGCTATTGGTAGGTTGTGCCATTTATCTGTCTCCTTCAGACTTAGGCAGCAGCGTTACGCGGCTGGAAGATGATGGAGATGACTTCACCGTCAGCACCCGTCTCAAGAGCGGTACCAAGGATCACATCACCAGTTGCGGCGGGAACAGCATTCCCACTAGCGTCCGACGCGATGTCGTCACCAGCAGTCACGCCAGCAGTTCCGCACTCGACGCGGGTAAGTCCACCGATGCAGACTTCAGCAGCGCGGCCCTGTGCCGCAGGATCGTTCAGCAGAACGCCGATTGCGGCAGCGCCGTCGCCAGTCGGGTCAATCTGACCGTCGGACGACATGCTGACGAAGAAGAACTGCTTCGTAGCGTAGTTGGCACCGGCTTCAAGGGTGACAACGTGTTGAGCATTATTAAAGGCCATTTGTGCCCCTCCTTTTAGCCTTCGGCGCGAGCAGCGAGCATCAGTTCGCGGCCCTCACCGGATTTGGTGACTTCGGCATACGCCGACTCAAACGGAACCTTGTGGGATTCCGCATATTCGCCCGCCATCTTGTTCAGGCGGTAGGTGGCCGACGCTTCGTCGTCCATCGGGTTGTTCCCGATTTCTTCCATCGCCTTTGCGATGGCAGCGTCAGCGGCTTTCAGCGACTTCAGAACTTCTTCGTCACCGCCGATGGCTTCCAGCAACTTGCCTTTGGCAAGGTCAGTGCCAGCCAGGTGAGGCAGAGTCTCGGCGCCACGCTTGGCGAGTTCGACTTCGGCTTCCTTGGCCTTCATCTTGGCGACTTCTTCGGCCTGAGCCTCAAGCGCCTTCAGAACAGCAGCAGGAACAGCCGACTTCTCGACTTTCTCGCCACCGACTTCGATGAACTCAGGATCGGCACGCTTGGCCAGCTTGCCTTCCTCGATGTCAAAGCCCGCCTCATCAGCAGCCTTCTCCAGTTCCGCTTTCGCGGCCTCAGCAGCCTCGGCCCGCTTGGTCAGGTCAGCAACCTGTCCCTCAAGGGCTTCCAGCTTCTCAGCGAGTTCTTGAGGGTCCATGTTGGGGCCTCCTTTCTGTGTTTTCTCGCCCATGCACATTTTCATGGCGTCCTCTTTCGAGTAGCCCTTGTCCATGTACTCTTTCATCTTCGCCTTCATGGCGTCAGACATATCGTCTTCGTTCATGCTATCTCCGTCGCGTTTGTAGAGAACGATTTTGGCGCTCTTGTTGGCCGGCGCATCAACGGCGCTGACTTCATCAAGGCGAATGTTCATCAGGTTACGAGGCATCGGCTTTCCCTCCAATCGAGAACCCGGCGTATTCGCCTGATTTGATTTTGCTCCACGCATCGTCGTCGTGGATCTTCATTCCGATAATCCAGCCCTCAAGGTCACTCTCAATTCCAAGGGCTTTGGCCAATTCAGCAGTCAGCGGAAGCGAATGAATTACTTCGCCAATTCCATCGCCGTCGTGCATTGCTTTGGCCATGCGAACATCTTCCATGAAGTCGTTCGCCATTTTTTCCATTTCAGCGGTGGAAATAATGTCGCCCTGAGTGTCAATTACAGGCTCACCGTCTTCAGTGACAACAGACGCCCATCCGTAGACGATGCGCTGTTCGTCGTCTACTTTGAGGAACTTGGTTTCCTCGAAGGATTTATGAATTGCCTTTTCAGCCATAACAGTTCCAATAATCGCGGATATGGCACGCTCAAGCAACCCCTGCCCATTTTCGTCCGCATCCTCGGATTCAATGCCCGCCATTTCGGCAATTCGCTCAAGATATTCTTCGTGATCCTCGCCCGGCATGTAAACGGCTTGTCCGTTTCTGTCGTGGACGTGAATTTCACCCTCAAGGCCCAATTCCATTGAGCGTGAACGCGCCTCATCAGGCATGGTGAACGTGTCGTCGTCAATCTGGCGTTTCTTGAGGCGTTCCATAGTTCTTTGTGACCATTCACGTCCGGGTGATCCGCCCCAAAGAAGAAAACTTGTGAATCCTGCATCTCTCCACGGCTCATCCTTGTATTTCGGATCAACCTTCTCATTACCGCGATGCCGAGCAAAGAAAGATGCCATGCGGGCAACTGTTTCGCGGCTTAGGTTCTCACCACGAGCCAACTGCCCTGCGCGTGTCCAGCCCACCTGCGTTCCGCCGCGAACCTTGTCACCGTATTTCTCTTTCCAGCGCAAAGCCCTACGCGCAGCCGCTCTCGCTCCCGCAGGTGCACGGTACGTCTCGGCCTTGTCCCACTCGGCAGACGGCACATGCACAGCGGACGGCGACGGCTGCGACTTCTTGATCTTGTCGTGAATGTCCTTGTCGTGCTCGATTTTCTTGGAGCCACGCGCAGCGGAGAGGAAGCTGTTTACGCGGGCCATTGCCCATTGCTCAGGGGAGTTGACGTTCGGCCTGACGCTCTGCGGGTTCGTGCGATAGGCCCCAACGCCCCTGTCATACACGTCCTGCAACATGCCTAGCGAAATTTTTCCATGCTTGGCAGAATACTTCTCGTTCCACTCGTCCAGTTTGTTCTGAAGCGCGGTTCTGGAGGATTTCTCCACCCGCGTCCACTTACCGCCTGGCCCCTTCTTGTAGCCAGCACCTTCAAGCGCAGCCCATGCCGACGCGAAGGCTACGGACTCCGGCTTGCCGGAAGCCATTTGACTGTTGAAGACATTGCGAAAGAGTTCCTGCCCATGAGCGGCGGGTATCAAGGCGCGGAGCCGTGCGGGGAGTTGGCGATAAGGCATAGTCCACCCAAAACAAAAAAGCGTCGTGGCAGGTATACCACGACGCTACTTGTCTTTTCAAAGGTGGGTGTTTGGGTGCCGCGACATGCAGTCAAAAAGACGGAATAGAGTGATACTTCGGAGTCTCAGCCATTCCCAATACGACACGCATACCTCCCGGTTGGTTGGCAGGTTCAGTATGCCAAAAAAAGAGAGGCGATGCAAAGCACCGCCTCTGAGTTAGCCCGGCGTTCAAGACGCTCTATTGGGCTTATATGGCGCTCTTGGCGCTCTGATTATGTGGGCAGGCGTTTCGTCCCTGCCCTTGGCGCATGGAGCTACGGACACACTCATCGGCAGTGCCCTGCAACTTGGTGAGACGCAGCACTCCGCTTTATCAGTGCGGCGCTAGGCTATCCAGCTTTCAGGCTGCCACGTCTCAACGCCCCATTAACCACACCAAAACCGGCCTGTCAAGCGTTTTCTATGTACCCAAAGAAGCCAGCCGTGATTGTCGTCGCCTTGTCCCACGTCGCCCTGAACCCAACCCACTCTCCCGCAGGGATTGGGAACGGGCCGAAATTCGGGAACGTCGCAGAACTGTCCTGAATGCTCACAGCAGCGACAGGGTGCAGGTAGCCGTCGTCAGCAAAACTGTCACCGTTGATGAATGACGTGACAAGGCTGATAGTAACACGGCTATCCGACGAACCAGACGCAGAACCTGCGTAAACACCAGTC